ATGATACGACTTTGCGACCAGTATTACTTACAAGAGCAAAGTCGCACGTCGCGGGGTCGCGCACTATATAAGGCGATCGATAAGATCACGTGGATCGATCATCGATAACAAATTTGCATGGCACGCTACAAACCTAATCGGAACAAATGGTTTCAAGGAGCTATAAATGCTAATAGCATATTACAAGGTGCTCGGACTGCTTATCAGTTGTATAATAAGTTCCGACCCCGCAGACGACCCCCGTCTAGTCGTAGTAAGCGAGTTACAGACGGAGTGGGAGTCACCACACAATATGATAGAAAAACTATTTATTATAAAAAGAAGATGCCATATAAGAAGAAAATGGCATGGAGACGCTTTAGCCAGAAAGTAAATGCTGTTTTAGAGAAACAGATGGGAACCAAAACTGTGATATTTAATCAACAATGCGCTAGCGTTAATGCTGCAAATGAGCAGGCTACATTAACAATTGGGTTTTATTGTACTGGTGGTTTGAACGATGGAGTGTTGCAGAATTATTGTGGTTTGAGGGATCTTTATACGATTGCGAATAATGATCCTGTTGATCGCACCGGAAAGATTAAGTTTAAGAGTGGGGTACTAGATGTTACGTTCCAGGCTGATCGTCTTAATGATGTTGGAATGGAACTGGATGTATATGAATTGGTCTTTAGCGGAAAAGAGGCACCATTTACGAATGTGAATGACATTTTTACTCAAGCGGCAAATATTACTGGACCTATTAATGTTGGAAATCAAATATCGATAGTGAACAGAGGTGCAACGCCATTTGACTTACCAGAAGCGTTTTCAATCGGACATTTTAGTATTAAGAAGAAAACGAAGTATTTATTACCTCCTGGAAATACAGCAACATATCAAATTAGGGATCCCAGAATGAAGATTTGGAATAAAGAGGATTTGTTGGATGATACTGGATCGTTTACTGGTTCGAAGAGAGGAGCAACGGTGTTATATGCTATTTTTAAACCTGTTATTTCTGCGGGTGAAACAGTTACATTGAATGCTGGTGTTACTAGAAAGTATTCATACTTTATTAATGAGCAAAGTGCTGATAAGGATCAAAGATTTGTTTGAGCGAAGCGGTAGAGAGCCGCCGTGGAGGCGAGGCGGCTCCGGTAGGGAAGTAAGAGTGTTAAACATAATAAATTTATTAAAATGGATGATTCTCTAAAGCCCATTCCCAGTCACTATCTCCAGAATCTAAAGCAAGTACAGGATGTTGACGATGTTTCGGAGAGGACGGAGGGACGTAGGGAGTATCCATCAAAGTAATCGAAGTCAGTCGTCTTGAAAGAGCTCTTTTGTGTGCTTCGGCTGCTTCCGGGTACCAAAGATCTGGGTGCATGTTTGAAGTGATGAAGAACTTGGTAGCGGCGAGGGGCAAGGCACCTCCTTTGTTTTCGACCATGCATGGGTATTCGTCAATCCACCGAAGGAGATAGGTGATGTCGATTCTCCCCGCAAATTCATCAACAACGATGCATTCTTCTCCTCTGTATCCGTCCCACCACTTGACGTTAGGATTTTTGACGTAGCACATTTCGCCTGCTTTTTGAAAAGCGAGATAACTTTTTCCAGTGCCAGTAGGTCCGTATAAGACATGGCATTCAATTCCTTGACGAAATCTAGGTCTAGCATTGTCTTTGGCAATACGCGTAAGGTTACCGTAATAACGTATCTGGATATCCTCGGGAATATCAATTAAGTTGCCGGATTTAGCAGATTCAAGAACTTTTTTCCAATCGGTTGCTTTATTACGTCTAAGCATAAGATTCAGCTAAACATATCCACCTCATTGCCCGTAGACCATACTCGAAACGAGTTCCTGGAACTGCAGTATCTTCTTTCCATACATATTCATCGGCTGCTTCAGATCTTGTTAGCTCGAGATGAGCTTCACGACAAAATAATTCTTTAGTAGCAATCATTCTCTTTTTTTTCTTGAGAGCCAGGAGTATCTGCCAGTGATGGAAACCTTGTTCGCCGATTTCTTGCTGGCCTTTACAATATTGAATATCGTCGTGCCAAGAGTCCGGGATAGTCCATTTATCGACGGGGATGGTGAGTAACCAGTAGCGACCTTCAATTCTCGTTGCGGGCATGATACGACTTTGCGACCAGTATTACTTACAAGAGCAAAGTCGCACGTCGCGGGGTCGCGCACTATATAAGGCGATCGATAAGATCACGTGGATCGATCATCGATAACAAAT